GTCGTCGGTGTCCCGCGTGCGTGCGCGAGCTCGCGCGAGCAATTGCGGTTAAAAGACCCCTATAGGGGTCTTTTAGATTCACCAAGTTGGGGACACCGCGTCTAGGAAAGCTAGCACTGCTTGGCGATCGAACCACTCGCCGTGCAGCCGTGACCCTGCTAGCTCTTTGTGAATAGCCCGTTCCAACTGGGCAGGATCACTTGCTTGAACCACCAGTAGGATCTCGAGAGGCTTCGGAGACATAGTCTCAATTTCAGGAAGTCGTTCCTCGTACGGATCCCTGTGGGTCATGCCTATCTTGATGGGTGCTGGTGGGTCGCTGACCGCGCCACCCTCCGGGGTGAGAAAGTACACCCACCCCGGCTGCGTACGGTGGTTGGAGGCGTCCCGCCGGTGCTCCCGCCAGGACAGGTAAGCCCCGAGCATGAAACAGCCTGCTACAATGGCTGCCCACACCTGGATCAAGCCAGTTTCACCGCCTTATGGGCAGGCTTGACGACCTTGTTGAGATAGCCGCCTACGCTCTTGGCGAGCGCACATGCAACGGCCCGTTGACGGCTGACGCCCACATACACGTAGGCGCCAGTCTTGAACCACACGATCATGTCGCCATCTTGCCAGCCAACGTAGTTTACGTTGCTGCTGTCTGCGATCTTGTAACCGTGTAGCTTGCCGGTTGGGTGATCCGCTCTGATGCGTCCTTCCATCTCTACCTTTCGTATTCGAGAGCCTTGTGCTCCCTGTATTTGTTTACAGCGGCCCAGGCCTCTTCGTTCTCACCATCAACGGCGAGGATGTCAATGGCCTCAACGAACCCCTGGTACAGTGTTCTCTCAACATGACGCGAACCGAAGGAGTAGTCATCCTTCAGAAGAAGCCCTTCTGTCTGCCTCTTGAAGTTCTCCGCGTCCCGATCACCCTTCTTGATCTCCTCCAGGGTCTCCCAAAAGAGAGGCTGAGGGATGATCTTCTTCTCGTTGTAGTAGCCTGGCTTCCACTTGCTGAAGTCAGGATCGAGTGCTTCCCCATCGTCGGTCGTGAGGTCTTCACCCTTGAACACGCCCATGTACCGGGCGACGCCGACAGCAGGATCTTCACGATCACCCTGCCAGACGTCAAGCACATAGATAACAAGATCCGTGTTCTGAGCGATCTCGTGATCAACGATGAGGAAGCTGGTTGAACCGTCCTCGTTGAAGCTCATCTCTTCACCTTCTTGCAGGACTTCAGGTGTTGCTCCATGAGCGCCTTGCCGATCTCATCCCATGGTACACTGAATTTCCCACACAGATTGCAGGTAGCGATCATGCTGCAACCTCTTCGGTTACAACCTGAGGCTTGTGGTCGGCGCGGAAGCCCTGCCGCCTGATATCCAAGATTGCCCGGTTGATCTGGGCCTTGTCCTGCACCAGAGCGTGGATGTCCTCCTCGATCGTGTCCTTGCAACGGTAGGAGTACACCGTGACCTGGTGCATCCGCGATGCGCGGTGAATACGATCGGCCAACTGCTCTTGATCGTCCGGGACCCATGTCTCGTCCAGGATGTGGCAGGTATCTGCCCGGTCAAGAGTGATTGCCACACCACCGGCTGTGGTAGTCATCACCACAACGCGGGGTGAGCCGACACCACCCTTCTGGAACTGCTCCTGAATGCGAGCGCGTTCCTTACCGGATGTGTCGCCTGTGATCTTCTCGGCATAGATGCCCTTGGCGTTCAGATAGGCGTGAACCATGTCGGCCACCAGCTTGAACTGACTGGCCACCACAGCACAACTGTCGCCTGAAGGATCGTCAGGGTCGATGCCGTTCTCGTTCAGCCGCTCAAGCAGGTATTGCAGCTTGCCCGACTCGTTGCTCGGGATGGGGTGCTGCTGCTTGCGCTTACCAGAGCCCAGACAACGAGGGCAGGTTACACCCTCAACATCGCCTGTGCCCTTGCACATGCCGCAGTCAACCATCTTCTCGACCATCTCCTCGCAGTAAGCATCTGCGAAGACCTTCAGCCGAGTGTACTCTGCGAGAATGCCGAGAGCGTTGAGCTTCATGCCCTCGATCTCAGCTTCCGCCTTGGCAGCGAAGTCGTCGTACTGCTTCTTCTGCTTCGGCGTCATGTCGCACCAGACATCGACGAACTGCTTCGGAGGCAGCTGGGTGAGCACTTCAGACTTCAGCCGCCGCACTAGGTACGGAGACAGAGCCTTGTAGAACTCATCCTCACGACCTCTGAGAACACCGCCGATGTCCTGCCCATACCCATTGCTGGAGACATCCAGCCACGTCTTGGCCCATTGCCACTTGGACGTGAACTGCTCCGGATACAGGAAGTGCAGCGCTCCCCAGAGCTTGATGGGCTTGCCGCCCATCGGTGTCCCGGAGAGAGCGTAACGCCGCTTGGACTTGATCTCCTTGACGGCGTCTCCGAACTTCGTGCCCGTGCCCTTCTTGGCTGACGTGTTCGTCAACCCTGTCTTATGGAACTCGTCGATCGTGAAGGTGTTCCACTCCTCGACGTTGGGATCGTGCCCACCGAGCAAGGTCTGCGGGGTGCAGACGAACCAAACAGGCCAGTCTTCATCCACGCATGCCCAGAACTCCTCGATGGCATGTTCACGAGCAGCCGTGCTGAGTTCACCGCTGTAGCAGATGACCTCATGCGGCTTCTCGCAGTGCTCCGTCCAGCGCTCGATCTCAGACCGCCAAACAGTCTCGAGTGAGGTCTTAGGAGCGACCACAAGGTGCTGGCCGTTCTCAAGCCCTGCCTCGAAGATGGCAGCGATGGTCTCAGATGTCTTACCAAGCCCCGGCTCGTTGGCGTTGATCGCCGACGTAGCAGCCAGGAACTGAACATCTGCACGCTGGTAGCCGCGCATCCATTCGGCCATGCCTGGGATCTTGTCCTTGAGGGCAAGAGCTTCAGGCTCAACCGAATCAATGCTTGCCAGAGCATGGAGGTTCTTCTCACGCTTCCGAGCCTCCTTGCCCCAGACACGCAATGCGCGTCCGAGGACGAGACCCGGTCCCATGTTCTCGTTCAGACGCCGCGCGATGTCCAGGTTCAGCGGGACGGTCCACATGGGACCACCGTTGGTGACCGGAACAAACCGTGCGCCTGGTACCTCTTTGATGAGTGTGACGAGATCCTTGTCATACTTGAAGTGGACCTCGATCTTGTCCCCTGAGGGAGACAGCTCAGCAAATGCATTTGGCATGGTGTTACCTTCCGGGTGGTTTGGTGATAGCCCCTGATTATAGCTGATTCAGGAGACTCTGGGTTTGTGACTTACCCTCATGCAGTAGGGGCAGCTTCTACCAGTGATAGTGAACGGATCGCCACTGTGAGTGGTCCTCCTCATTGGCTTCAGCCACCTACTTGCACGCACCAGGAAGACGTCGCCGCAGTCCTCGTAAGGACATGTGACGACTAACCAACTGGGGAAGTCTACGCTGCGCTTGACCGAGTAGGTCGGCAACTGACTCTCCAGTGGCTCTTTCGTCTTAGCCATTTCCATCCTCCCTGTCTTGGTATTGGAGCTCGCTGAGCTCCGGGCAAACCCCACCGCAGGAGGGTTCACCCGCAGATCAGAGTTCTGTCTTGGGAATGAATTCCCGTCCTACATCGACGCCGATCGTGAAGGCAGCCAGGATACAACACTTCATGGCTTGCTCTACGTCGTCACCGCCTGCGATCTGCCGATAGCACATGTAGTAGAAGTCGTGAGTGACTTTCTTCAAGACTTCATCGCTCAGACCGTTTCTCTCGATCCAGTCATCGATGTCCGCCTCGTTGTTCTCGTCGGCGACTCTGATCACATCTTGGTATGTGATGTCAACCATTACAGCTGCCGGTACTCGTAGAGCAGGCTCTGAAGCTGCCACTCAGCGTCTGTGGCCTCGGCCACGTCGGGGATGTCGATCATGAAGTAGATCATACCCCGGATGCGACCCTGGTAGACCCTGCGACCCTCGTTGACCATCTCCTTGAGGTCACGAGAGTCGCGGGCCACATCCACCAGCCAAGCAACGATGAATGTGAAGACAGCAACAACGAAGCAGGCGATGCCCGCAAAGAACAGCGCATCTGTACCGCTCATTATTCATCCTCCCTGTATTGGTATTGAAGCACGGTCATGTGCTCCAGGAAGCCCCACGGAGTGGGACAACCCGCAACGCATCACTCGTAGTCTGGTAGATCGTCAATGATCGGTGCGACGCCTACATTCTTCTCCGAGCTTAGTTGCTTCTGAGCTCTCGTGATCTCCCCGGTCCTCATGGGATCGTGAAGACGAATGCTCCCAACGGTCAGCACCCTGTTACCACCTGGGTCTGTCCACAACTTGAGGAGATGCTTTCTCCTGATGCCTTCGTAGGCATTCGGCTCACCTTCGCCGACTGGCCCAGCTGGGAGAAAGGCTTTGAGGCTGAGCACGCGACAGTCATATGCGTGAGCAGGTGACCCCTCGAAAGCAGGGACGACGACCCAAATACGGCGACCCACCAGAAGTCTTTCGAGATCCGATGGGTCGCCGTCCAGGGCAGTCTTGGCCGCCGCTACTACTTGGGGTCCGCGCCAGCCCTTGCGGACGAGCGCGTTCCCCGACCGCGACGGGACGCCGGAGCAGCCTGGGACTTGTTCTTCGCCCCTGCTCCACGCCGACGACCCGAAGCCGCAGCCGTGACCTTGACGCCGGTCTTCTTGCTACCGGCACCACGACGCCCACTGGTCGCACCGCTTGACTCGAAGGTCTTGCGGCCACGGCCCGTGTACGAATCGGCAGCCGCAGTTCCCGAAGCCTCGAAGAGCTCCTTCGCTGCCGACTCCGAGATGCCCGCGCGAACCGCAATCCGCGGCCAACGAACACCCTGGTTCCGTGCAGCGACGATCGCCTTCGTGGTCGCCGGGATCTTGACGCTGGGATCCGCGAGCAGCTCAGCCTGGTAGAGATACCGGCCGATCTGCGAGCGCTCGATCCCAGTCGCGTTGACGTAGAACGTCTCCGACTGACCGAATCCGTCCTTCTTCTTGAGGACGGTGACGAGCTTGTTGAGCAAGCTCTGCTGAAGTTCCTTCGCCATGGTGATGCTCCCTTCCCGTTCTGTTAGGTTTGGCCCATGGCTTGGGCCGGGTGGTTACTGAAGAACCGTACCTGATTCTTCAGCCGTTGGCTAGTCCTCGGCAAACCTTGTGGTTTACCAGGGATTTCGCCCCAGAGCACATGGATGCTCCGCGCCGCGCTCCAGAGAGTCCAGGGAGGACAACTCTCGAGCGCGGCGAGCAGCATCCCGCTGCTCAATCCTTTTCTGACTAGACGCGAACTGCTGTGAGTATCTTAACCTCTGCCTTGCCTGTGACCTGCAGAGTGTTGCCGACCCTCTTACCCTTCTTGTAGCCCTTCTGCTTCAGGTTGCTGCTCACGAAATACTCCTCGAGAGCCTGCGTCGGAGTTGAGGCACGTACCACGGCCACGATCCCGCGATGCCCGTGCTCCTCAATCTGATACACCTCAGCTTTGGGCCGTGGTGCCTTCGTCTTACTCATGACCGCCACGCTTTGACGGCACCGAAGATGATCGCAATCAAGATGCCTGTGATAAACCAGAATGTCGCAGCCTGACCAAACAGCCAGAGATTCAGCTGAATGGCCAAGAACATCACAAGCACCATCACTACGTTTGCGATCAGCCTACTCATGGCGCACCGTCACCGTCAAGAACCTTGACGAATGCAAGGATGCCTTTCTGAGCATCTTCAATGCCCATCATGGCGTCGTCCAGGCCGCGGAGATCCTCGATGCCTGCTTTCTTGGCATCTTCAAGATGACTCTCCAGGGCCATGTGCATGTGGGCCAGGGTTAGACTGGTCCTGTTGAGACCAGGTCTGTCCATCTTTCCTCCCTTGTTGTATATGGAGCTGCTAGGCTCCGGGCAGGGCTCAGTGAGCCCCACCCGCAGACTAGGTCAGGGTCCGTTTCCGCCCTGGGCCTTCACCCAGGAGAACGGTCCCCGTTCGATGTTCGTGTCTATGACGATCACCTCCTTTGCCTACAGCACCCCGATCCATCCGGGGTGAGATCCCCAAGGCCATGGCACCGGCCTATTCGAGTTCCTCATCGGGATCCTCTCCGCGTGCAACGATCTCGGCACGCTTCGTTTTGACTTCGGTCTTCCACTCGTCGCCGAACATGCGACCGCCGCAGATCGGGCCGATCGCGAGCTCGCGAGAGATACGGTTCGTGAGACGACGACCGCAGTTGCTGCATTCGCCGATCTCTGCCCCGTAACGCAGAGCGCACTTACGCACGCCAGCATCCAGGATCTTCTGCGCGATGGTCACCTGAGCCGGACGAGGCAGCTTGCTCTCGTACGGACCATGAATGACGTACAGCGCAAACCGATCACTGTTCTGGCCTCTGCCCTGCCAGCGCAGGTAGAAGCGCAGTTCACCCTCGTTGTTCTCGATGGCGTAGCGTCCCGGCGGCAAATCCACCAGAGCTTTCTGCCACTCGAGATCCTCGGCACGCCCTGCTTTCTGAGCCTTGTCCTGCTCAGTCGGCTTCTTCGGACGTGCCAGAAACCACGTGATGAGCTCGGACGCCTTGGCTTTCGACATCCCGAACTCCTCTTCGTCTTCCGAGATGCGCAGGCACTTCATGATCAGATCGATCTTGCCTGACTTCTCGGCAGCGTCCGCTTCCCGCTCCTTGATGAGATCGAGCAGGAACTGACGCTGAGGCGGAGTGATCTTCGGCTCCGTATGAGCTTTCGCCCAATCTGGAGGCGGAGTCCTCTGCCCACTTACGTGAATCTTTTCCATCATTCCTCCCTGTATCTGTATAGAAGCCTACTATGTCCTAGGCTCCGGGCAACGCTCCGAAGAGCGCCACCCGCAGGCTAGTTCAGCTCGTGGTACACTTCCGAACCGTCCAGCTTTCTGAGCGACTGCGCGGGAACCGACAGAGCCATCCCGTCTTCGATGTCGACCCAATCGCCATCGCTGTCCTTGACGGATGTCTCTTCGTAGGCATACATCTGGCCGTGCTTATCGCACACGAACCAAATGCTGTCGCCGTTCGCCGGCATGATGGTGATGATATCCATCATCGTCGGCGGATACTCAACACCCACTTCTGTCTTGTTCTTGTAGATGCGGCTGACCGCTACGATCTCGGTCTTACCGTCACTTCCCGCCCATTGAACGCGGCAGCGTGTTGGATCCCCATCCAGATCTGCGGTGTCGATCATGACGTAGTCTTTCCCGTCAAGATACACCATCTCCAGTGCCTGGGTGATGTAGCCGTCGGCTGTCAGGAGAATGTCGCAAGGAGCAGCCATCTACTTCTTCTTTCCGTGCACGCCGGTGTTGCCGTAGTCCCGCGCCACGCAGTACGTGGGCAGTGCTGAGCCGTCTGCCGGACGTGCCACCAGCCAACGATCGCTTACCGTGGTGGTGGTCTGCTCGTCCCGCTTCAGCGGCGGACCGAGCGTGACCTTCCGAGTCTTGTCCAACGGCGTGATGATGAACCGCTGAACCGTCAACTGCTGATGAGGCAGCATGACCGTCTTGTGGCCGTCCTTGTTCCGCTTACCGTTCTTGTAAGCATTGCGGATCAAGTCGCCCTCTTCGAGAAGCGTGAGCTTCGCCGGTGTCGGAGCTTTGTCCATGTTTCCTCCCTGTGTATGTATGGTGTTACGGCTGTAGCACCGGGAAGCCTACCGTGGCCGGTAGGCACCCGCTACTAGACCGTGAAGGTCTTGATCTTGTCGAAGCCAGGACCGGGCTGAACCGCTTGGCTTACTGCCTGCATGAGATCGCCGAGGTACAGCGAATCGTGCAGATTGAGGGCGTCGCGAATGGCTTCATAGGTCATGCTCGTCACGAGATCCCACTCGGGCTCGGACTGACCGTCCTCTGTAGCTTCATCGCAGATTTCCGCCATCTTGTTCATGGTGATCTCGTAGATGACCTTGTCATCCCACGCCGGCACGATGACCTTCAGGCCACCCATGCCGTCCTGCTCGAGAGCAGCTTTGGCCATGATGATTCCTCCCTGTTCAGTACTCAGGATTGAGCACCGGGTGCCCTTCCGTGAGGAAGGGACACCGCTACTCAACTTGGCAGTGACTTGCGACTTCCGCCCACACCGGCAGTACCGACGTCGGCGTTGCGTCCTGCTTCACGACCCTTCGAGTTCGCGAAGACGTCGCCGCGTGACTTACGGTCAGCGACGCTACGAGTGCTCGGATAAGCCTCGTGGAACGCGTCCTGAATCGCCAGCGACTTGTCACGAAGCACCAGCTCAACACCGCTGGTGCCGTGCTCCTTCTCTGCCTCAGCTTTCGCCTTGCGGCCGACCTCGGCATACTTCTCAGCTGCGCCACCGGCGAAGCCGAACATGAATCCGCGCCGAGCCTTGTGCTGGGCAGACTTCGTCTGGCTGCGATAGGCGTCCGAATGCTGGGACCACCACGCGAGCTCAGCCCGCAGCATCTGGATCTCGAGGGACTGAATGATCATCTTGAAGTGGTCCAGATCTTCCTGGAAGCCGAACATCTCGTGCCGCTCGGTCTCCTTGTACAGCTTTCCGTCCACCTCAACCCACTCGTTACTGTGGAGCTTGATGACCTTCAGACCCATCGCAGTCGCGACGCGCCACTTCATCTCTGCGACCGGGTAGCGCCAGATGCTTACCGTGACGAACTTCTCACGCTGCACCGTTCCGCGCGCCTGGGGCTGCTGAGCCCTGAGCATGGCTTCATCAATCTGGTACTTGGCCATGAGCTCGGCAGCTTTCGCGAAGAGCAGTTCCGCCTCTTCAGGCGTCGTGCTTTCCGCTTTCCGCAAGAGACCATTGATGACGTTGATCTTCTTGTCGTCGGACATTTCTGCATCCTCCCTGTTTTGTATCTAGTGCTCGGATAAGCACCGGCGCGCGGTTCTGCTTATGAGAACCGCCGCCGCTGTCTTACCAGCGTGTTGACTTCTCGCAGGCTTCAGCGTACGCTTCCTGCGCTTCGATCTCCCACATCTCCCACGTCGTGAGGATGATGAGCCAGAACTCGCGATCGGCTTTCCACGTTGCCCGCTCTTCTTCCGGGGTCATGACCGCTTACCGGACTGCTTCGCCAGGACCGCTGCCTTGAACTTCATGGCCAGCGGAGAATGCGAGTCGTGAGCGATGATGGCCGCTTGGACCAGCTTTCCTGAAGCTGACATCTTTCCTCCCTGTTATGGTACTTCATCTGAGGTACCGGGAGGGGCAGCCTAAGCTGCCCTACCCGCTACGCCAGAAGGATCTCAGCGCCGAAGTTGATCAGCGCGTAGGCCTGGCAGACACGCTTCGCAGTCCGTGCCCGGATGAGGGTTTCGCTACCCTTATGCTCAAAGCCGTCAATCTCGGCTTCAACTGCCATCCAGGCGGTGTCCCACAGTTCGTTCAGAGCGGCAGATCCGTCGTTGCTCATCACGTGCGTGTAACCGTTCATCCCGGGGTTTCCGCGATAGAAGCGGTTATCGGCTTCCTCGAGAGCTTTCCAGTTCTGAGGGCTGAGCGGCTTGTCTTTCCGCTCTGGCATCTCAAGGATGATCCGACCGTAGTCGTGACCGATCGTGATAATGCGATCCATGGTATTCCTCCCTGTTTTGGTACGCTTATGCGTTACCGGAAGGGATTCCCGTAGGAATCCCAACCGCTAACGATCCGCGCCGCTTACGGATTCCGTATAGGAATCCTGCTCACGCTTACACGTTGAGAATTCAACTTCATCACCGGGGATGACGTCGTCATCATCCGCGACCAAACTAGCAGCCCGTTTTACGATTCCGAAGTCGTGCCCGGTCCATCTTAGCGCCAGGCCGGTTTCGGTACGGATTACCAGCATGTCATACTCCGGGTGGCCGCCGAATTCGTAGTTCAAGAATCCGATGACCGTGCCCGTAACGGAATACCAAATATCCGTCACTTAATTCCTCCCTGTTATTGGTACCTAATTGGCACCGGCGCGGGATTACCGAAGTAATCCCCGCCGCTACTTACTAGGCAGCTTTCTTCGACTTCTTACCGGCCGCTTTCGCCGGGGGATTCTCAAGCGCGTTCAGCTGGGCGCGCAACTTCTCAAGCCGCGCGTTCCGCTTCAGATTCCGCGCCGCTTCGCGCTCGGTGGCCGCTTTCGCCTTGGCCGCTTTCGCCTCGGCGTTCGCTGCCGCTTTCGCGGTCCGGCGGGCTTCGTACCCTTCTTTCCGGGCCAAAAGTAGCGCCCGAATGACGTCGGTGGTATCCTCGAGCTTAACCGTGAGGGTTTCGCCTGAGTTGGTGGTAACGCTTACCGTATCGGTGGTAGCGTTGGTGGTCATTTCTTACCTCCCTGTTTTGGGCTTTAAGCCCGGTTTGTAGGGGGAATTCCCTACGTTATTCCCGGTAGCGGTTTAGCTAGGCGTTATTAGCCGCCAAGTCAAGAAGTAGCGCGACCGCGCCGACCAGATTAACCAGGGCGCGAATTTCAACGTCAAACGTAGCCGGAACCGTAAGGGTTACGGCAGAAAGCACTTCACTAAACGGGACGATTACCGTACCCATAGAGTCAGAGAAAGCCACGGCCAATTCACCGGCCGGAATTACCGTACCGCTTTCAGCGACGTCATCACCTTCAGAAAACCAAACGCTTACGGTTTCATCAGCGTTTTCAAACGTCACGGAATTACCGCTTACTAGGTAGTTCATTTTCAACCGCCTTTTGGTAGGTATTAGCTACCGAGAATAACGTAGGGACCGGCAATTAGCTAGGCGCCAATTACCGGCCCGTACGCGTCAGGGAGGGAGGATTTTTAGGGCTAACGACTACGCTATTAACGCCAATTTAGTTACGCAAAACGCGCCGACTACCGGCGCACCCGGAATACCACCTAGTTACCTAAGCCCGAGCCGTACCAATTAGCTAACTGCCTTACCGTAGGGCTAGTCGTAACGCGTACCGTAAATAAGGCCAATTACCGGGCTAGGTTTAAGGCAACCCTTACGGGCGCGGTTTCTAACTAGCGGGGTAATTGGGCTAACCTAATTTGGCCCCGCCGTAGGTAGCGGAGCGCCGATTAGGTACGGGGTACGCGCTACCGCCAAAGGGGTAAGCGCCGTCAATTACCGGGGTATAAACGCGCCCCGGTAATTTCGCCCTAATTGCCTACCCCCTAACTAAGCGCGAGCCATTTAGGTAAGTAAGCCCTAGTACCCCGTACGCGCGCGGCCCGGGAAGTACCGCCCTACCCCCGCGTAGCCTACAAAACGGGGGTACCAGGTACCCTGTACCGCGCGCCCCGGCGGGGCGCTAGGTGTACGGGGCGCTACCCCCGTAACCCCCGCGCCGTAGCCGCTAAGGGCCGGGGCGGGCGGGGCGGGCTATAAGCGCCCCGGCGACCGCGCGTAGCGCGCGACGCGCCCGTAGCGTACCGCTAAAAGTGCCAACTAAGGGCCAAATATACGATTGGCTATTACGAAAAACCCGCTATTTGCGGGAATTTCGTAAAATTGGCCGTAATTGGCCCCTATTTGGTCCCTAAGCGGGGGTAAACGGGGCGTGGTAGGTAAGTTGGGCTACCCTATTTGCGCCAGTTAGGGGACAAAAGCCCTGGTAATTGGCATATTTCAAAAACGTAATAACCGATAAACCGAACGGTACCCGGTACTACCTACGAACTATTAACCTAGTTAACTATCGGGTAGGGTAGGGGTAGGGGTTGTAAATACCGGCAAAAGGTACAAATAGGGGGTGATGAGGAAAAGCCCTGCTAATATGGCACTTTTCTTGGGATTTGGTATTTGGTACCTAGCGTGAAGGGCTAAAGGGGTCGCCCAATTTCTCGCGATTATTTACGAAAGTTTGAATTACTAGTTCAATTACTATCAATAATTGATAAACGAATTGAATTACTTTGAAAATTACGCCAAATAGGGGACCCGTGGGCGGTGCGGGTACCGCGAACTGGTCAATTACCCATAAAATACAAGCACAATCACCATAAACGGTCCCCATTCAAAAATTTCACACCTATCCGTGAAATATAGCACAACTTTCCAGACTTTCCGCACAATCCGATAAACACTAACTTCCTCAAATTTCGAGCTCTTATAGCCACTTTAGCGCAATCTTTTCATCAAGTTTTCTCTCTCAACTGCGACACGCTATCCCGCTCTCTCACATAAATCTCACTCGAAAACGTGCCGCGCCCGCGCCCTCGCGCTCGCGAGCCACCCTCCACACTCCGGGATTTTTCCTCTCCTAGGCGCACGCACGCGTACGAGGTTCTACTTCGTAGAACCCGCGAGCGTAGGCGCGTTACGCGCGAGATCTCGATCTCTCGTATGCGTGCGCGCGCATGCGTGCGCCCGTCGGGAGGGATTCACTCCACCACTTCAGGATGCCTCGCGCGTGCGTGCGCGAGAGCGAGCAAACCCCCGCCCATGCAGCCGCCGCATTGAAAATCCGCCACCACGCAATTTCAGACTGTACCGTAGGGCTCCGTAGGGCTCCGTAGGGCTCCGTAGAGCTCCGCTGCCACCCAGAAATTACACACTAGAGCAGGTATCCTTTACCTACCACCCGCATACACAGCACAGGAGGGAGCGCAATACCATGTCCGAAGAATCCGAACTGCACACACCGGGGTATTGGTTGCGGCATCAGGGGTTTGAGCAGCCTGCCCCGTACAAGAAGCCGATGTCGGAAGAGTCCTACGCGCACCGCTCTATCTACTGTGCCGAGGTCATGTGCCACGGCATCTTGATGGGGCAGTCACAGCACGAGGAGTTCGAAGAGCAGGTCAAGGCTGCCCGACGAGAGATGGGCCTGCGGTGGTATGGCATGAAGAACGGCGTCACACCAGAAGTGCTAGCTGCCCGGAGTATGGCAGCGATCGCCGACCTGGTCATCCCGTTCGTCCTGAACCACTAGCGCACCACAAACTTCCCGACTAGACTAGACCGGGTACGCTAACCACGGCGTCCCCACCCTATTGCGCGCGTCCGGGTGGTCGCAGCAGACAGCGGTGGGGACGCCACCACCCGGCATACAGCAAGGAGGCACCATGAGCGCAATCCGGAAGCTACCACCGGCAGGAGATTGGCGATGACCCCGGCGCAGATCCTCTGCCTCTTCCTCATGATGTCTGGCGAACTCACACCCGGCCAGGCAGACTACCTGTACCGCCAGATTCAATGGTTTGAGGTTCCGGACGGCATTCCACCATCCATGATCACAGACGGAGTCAAGTGGCAGATCAGTAACGCAAAGGCGGTGAACCTCTGATGAAGAACCCTGTGCAGTCATGGGAGCTCATCACTTGCACAATACTGATCATCGGCTGGACATCAGGATCAACAATCATCTCAAGCATCATGGTTCTGTTTGCACTGTTGGTGACCTTCGTCTACGGAAGGAGTTCATCCTGATGCGCACTCCGCTCAAACTCAGCGTTCAGCTTGACGAACCTGCCGAGACGATCAACATCGGCCGTGTACACGAGGTCACAGTATCCATCTCGCACTCAGTCAACATACGCATCCATCGGGAAGGACGCGAGACCTACGTGTTGTGCGATACCGAAGTGTCCAACCCCGAAGGACCGTGGCCGACCCGCACCGAAACTGAATGCGTGTTCAGCATGCTACATGCAGAGGGAAGGTAACAACATGCCGAAGTTTCTTGTGATCGGTCATCTGACTCCCACAGATGGCGATCCCGACCCTGTTGTCCAGGGCAAACTTGATAGCACCATCCAGGTTGCGGTGTTCTCGAATCGTCCGCAGGCTGAGCGTGCTTTGTTGTGGTACCAGGACGGTGTGATTGTCCCTGCTCCGGCAGAAGAAGACTCGGCATGAGCGGCGAGTGGTATGAACAGAAGCCTGGAATCTCTCGGGCTGTTATGCTGATCATCTTGATCGGTGTCATCGTCGATGTCGCCATCGTCGTCATGCTGTGGAGGTCGTACCTGTGATCATCGACGGAGTCGAGGTCACGCCGGCACCGGCACACATCTCGGTCAACAACCTCCTCAGGTTGTGGGATCTGCCGAACCGGATCGCCTGCCCTTGCGAGGGGTGCAAGAACGGATGGCACATCACCTACCAGGATGCGGGATGGTTGTTCGGTGCCCCCACCTTCGTCGCCAGAGCAGACAAGTGCGGCATGTGCGATGATCAGGGCATGGTCCCGTACTTGAGTGCGAACTGATGACCTCCGGAATTGTCCGTGACATCAGGACGGGCAGGGCGCTGTTCAAGACGGACTCTCTGACGGACACGTTCATTGCACAAGTCTCGAATACACCACAGCCCTTCTTCATGGTACATGGTCGCTGTACCAAACTTGAGGTGCGGATGCTGGTCTCAGATTTGAAGGAGATGAAAGAGTTCCCAATGGTGTACGATCGTCAGATGCCTCCTGACGCGATCCTACTCTTCGCGGGAGAGCCGCATGAGCTAGGATTCAGGCTGGCTAGCTAGCTGAAGGAGAGGAGGAACATGTTCAAACTCACGGGACAGAGCGGACGGCGCAATGCGTCTCCGACTGCCCAGACAGGCAGAACGATCGGCCTGACGGCGTTGCGGGGTGGACCCATGATGCATCCGCAGCGTCCGGCATTCCTGGCCGATACGGCCCAGGAGTCGACGTTTGACTCGAACACGTCACGCGTGAACGAGACAGCGTAATGAATCTAGGCGTGTTCGCGGTCGACCCAGGAGGCGCAACTGGTCTAGCCTGGGGGATCTTCAACCCCACTCTCCCCGAGGTTGGTGATCAACTGCGAACACGCCTAGACTCCGGCAGCGCAACCACAGAGGGTGACGAGCGCAGCCAGATCAGAGAAATCACCACGCTGTGGGCAGCATTCTATCGAGCATGCGTCAACTCAGCGTTGCTGCCCAAGGATCGCGTGTGGTTCATCTGCGAAGATTTTGTCTACACAGGCAGCAACACCTATTCCGGTGACTCCGCCAAGATCAGCACCGCGCTGATTTGGGGCGTTGAGGGATATCGGATGGGTCGGGCTGATGAGTACATTGCCCAGGCGAGGGGTCGCAAACGCCAGGTACATGTTCCTAGCATGATCCTTCAAACTGCCAGTCAGGCCAAGTCATACGCAACAAATGCCCGGTTGAAGGAATGGGAGTGCTGGGTTGTGGGTCGTGAACACGAAAGATCCGCATTCCAGCATGTCGCCTATTTCCTCAAGCACTACCAAACGCTGGGCATCGACTAGCCAATCCTCTCGCGCTCGCGCACGTATGCGCGCGCACGCGTGCGCGCTCGCGCGCGCGAGGAAGCCACACTTTTGGCCTCCCTCGCGAGCGTAGGCGCTCACTCGCGCCGCATCCGGTACGCTTCAGCACGTGACGAACCTTCGTCAGCCGCAGCAGGACTCCCTAGCCCCCTCACCCGTCGATTGGGTGGATGTTCCGTTGGGACCAGGTCAGAGTCCAACTCCCAGAGGCAATGTTCAGTTCACCAAAGATGGTGACTGGCTCAGAGGCACCGACATCCGTCGGAAGCCCGGTTACGAGACCTTGGCTGTCGTTCATCGTCCACCGCATGCGCCTGCCTGATGGCCGGAGGAATCAAACCTGGGAGTCCTGCTAGCGCACAGGCACCAAAGCCTCCTGCTGCAACGCGCAAGAACTACAAGCCTCCCAAGAAGACCAAGACTGTCTGCGGCGTCAAGAAACGCTCAGGCGGTCATTGCAACATGGCTGCCGGTTGGGGCACACCCCACCCCGGCATCGGCAAGTGCAAGTTCCACGGCGGATCAGTTCCCAGCCATGTGAAGGCAGCTGCGAAAGAGGAGTACCGGCTGCTTCTGGGCACGCCGATGGAGATCAACCCTCTTGACGCCATCATCTGGTGCATCAAGATCCGTGCCGGCGAAGTTCAATGGCTGACGGACAGGATGCACGACCTCGACGAGATCCACTGGGTTGAGGACACGATGGTGGGCAAGCAGTTCCATCTGTACGCACGAGAGCGCCAGCACGCCATGGCTGATCTTGCGCGGTACTCGCAGATGGCGATCAGCCTGGGTATCGCTGAGCGTGCGGTCAAACTGGCCGAGACATACGGCGAGATGCTCGCAAACTACACCAAGCGCATCCTCGAAGATCTCTGGCCCCATCTTGACGCTGAGGGCAGGGCGAAAGCACCGACCATCGTGCGCAATCACTTGATCGCTCTCGACGGCGGCAGGGTGGATGAGGCGAAGATGATCGAGGCTGCGTGACCAAGAACTTGAAAGGAGGGCATTCCCGTGCCCCGCACGTTCTTGCTGTCGAGCAGAAGCTACCACCAGGCACTATTGAGAAGGCTCTGGCGCATATGTTCCCGGAGCCCACTCCGTACCTGTGGGAGCCAAATGCGTGGGCCAAGGACAAGATGCGTCTCTATCTTTGGTCGAAGCAGATCGAGATTCTCGAGTCAATCAAGGTCAACCGCTTCACAGCGGTCAAGGCCTGTCACGGACCGGGCAAGACCTACTCTGCCTCTGTGGCGGGTGCGTGGTGGCTTGATCCTCAGACGCATCCTCTCGGTGAAGCATTCCTGATCACCACTGCGCCATCTTGGCCGCAGGTTGAGGCAATCCTCTGGCGCGAGTTGCGCCGTCGTCACTATCAGGGCAAGCTTCCCGGACGCATCACGCGAGAGTGTCTCTGGCTCATGGGTGAAGAAGGCACCAAGAGGCTGGATGCGTCCGAGGAGATTATCGGAATGGGGCGCAAGCCTCAGGACTACGACGAGAACACCTTCCAGGGCATTCATGCGCGCTACCTCCTTGCGATCCTCGATGAGGCGAACGGGATTCCGGAAGCGCTGTGGGATAGCGTACTTGCGCTAGTCACGAACAAGAATGCTCGCATCCTCGCCATCGGGAACCCTGATGACCCGAACAGCAGATTTGCCAAAGTCTGCAAGCCGGGGTCTGGCTGGAACGTCATCAGGATCTCGGCGTGGGATGTCTTGAAGGCAGTAGCAGAAGAGGACATTCCCGAAGACATCGTCGAGCAGCTCACATCATCTGAGTACATCGAGACTGCGCGCCGGGAATGGGGAGAGGGTAGTCCACGGTGGCAAAGCAAGGTGGAGGGTGAGTTCCCGGATGTCTCGGATGAATATCTCATCTCGCCATCTCTGATCGAGTACTGTCACCAGAGGGAGCTACCAGGCTTCGATCTCGGACGCTACGGCTGCGACATCGCCAGATACGGCGTTGACAAGAGCGTCGTGTACCATAACAGAGGAGGGGTTGTCCGTCTTGTTGCAGAGTGGAGCAAAGAAGACACCATGTCCTCTGCGGGCAGGATCGCAAGGATCCTTCGTTCGCATGGCGCCAAGCGTCCACCGGCCAACATCGACATCATCGGCCTCGGCGCGGGGGTGTATGACAGGCTTCGTGAGCAGAGGCTCAATGTTGCGGGCTATCAGGGGAGCACGCGTGCAGTAAACCCTGCCAAGTTTAAGAACCGTCGTTCAGAGACCTGGTGGACCTTCAAGGAACAGATGGAAGAGGGTCTCATCGATCTCGACCCCAAGGACGACACGCTTGCTGCCCAACTAGGCAGCATCAAGTGGAACACCGACTCCGCAGGCCGCATCTATGTGGAGACGAAGGAAGACATGCTTGCTCGCGGCATGCCTTCGCCGAACCATGCTGACGCCGCTGTGATGTCTCTTGTCTCTGCCGGCGTCGTACCTCTGCGCGAGGGCGAGCCTCGGCCGGAGACTCTTTCCGGCGACCTGCTCGAGAAAGTCATGTAGGAGGGAGCAATGAGCGATATCCGCACAGGTCTGCATGACGTCATGCAAAAGAGTCTCCTGGAGGAGTCTCAACATCATGACTGGACATATGAGGCAATCCGTCCGATCTACATGCCCACAGCAGCAAGAGCATTCTCCATCGGTCGCAAGAAGGGTGACTGCTCAAAGGGTGTTCAGTTCAATGCCTGGTGGGTCCCTGGCTGCCCTGACCCGATGGGCAACGGCTTCGCACCATACGGCAACAGTCAGACGATCTGCTTCCATCTGGAGCATCTGTCCTCTGCGGCAGACCTGAAGATCGGCGACATCATGACCTTCGGTATCAATGGTGATGAGCACGCCGCGATGGTGATCGAGTTGGGTGCCGGCGATCCGTGGCTGTGGTCATTCGGCCATCAGGGTGCCCCGAACAAGTACCGGGCTTCTTGGGATCGCCGTATCAAGCAATTCCTGCGCCTCCCGGCTCCGGATACACCCATGACGCCTGTCGAGAAGCTCAGAGCGATGACCGGCTGGTTCAGCTGGGTTGCGTGGAAGCTCGGCGAAGGACCCTGGAAGCACTACGGCAAGGAAAACGCGAATGTCCGGCCAGCTGTGCCCAAGAAGATCTCAGCGACATGGTGGGCCAGGTTCGAGACATTCCTCAAGAACAGGGACAGTGGCAACCCTGCCACGACCCAAGGAATCAAGGAGGCATAGTGAAGTATCTCAAGGCGTTCATCGCCACACTCGTGTCGGCGGCAGGCGCTCTCACGGTTGCGCTCGGCACCGGCAACAACATGGACATCGGCTCTCTTCATGCAACGGACTGGCTGCTCATCGCCGGCACCGTGCTCGGTTCGGGCGGCATTGTCGCGGCTGTCGAGAACATTCCATCAGTAGCGCCGATTGCGAAAGCTGCTGTCGCATTCCTATCAGCAGGCATCGCGTCGCTCGTCACCGCTCTCGCCGACAACCACATCACGCAGGCGGAATACCTGGTCGCATTCGTGGCAGCTGTCACTGCAACCGGCCTGGTGTACCAGGTCAGAAACACCCCGTAGTAGCCAGGCCAGCTGAGATCAGCTAGGATCACCCGCTGAGATGACAGACATCACAAGAGTTCTCATTCCCGAGATCCCCGTCCCAGGAAAGCCGCTGGGACGCCATGTCGAGCATGACCCAGCTTCAAGGGCATTTGCTCTTCCGGATCCGGAAGGTGCCGTTGTGCGGAACACCGTTGTGCACAAGCGGCACGGAGTGATCTTCGACCAGGGCGACCTCGGAAGCTGCACAGGGAATGCTCTCGCAGGTCTGGTCAACACGGAGCCTCTCTATCTGACCGATTGGAAGAAGCTTCTGTACGAGCCGGACGCAGTTGCCCTGTACCACGAGGCAACTGTGCTGGATGGGTTCCCTGGTGAGTACCCGCCAGACGACACCGGCTCTTCCGGGCTCGCGGCAGCGAAGGCAGCGATCAAGGCTGGCTACTGCAAGAAGTACCAGCATGCCTTCACCGGCACTTCTGCTCTGACGTCTCTCCAGAGTCGCAGCGGAGCAACAGGAGTCAACTGGTACGAGGGGTTCGACACTCCTGATGCGAATGGGCTGGTGAAGATCTCTGGCCAAGTTCGTGGCGGCCATGAGTTCGAGATCATCGGCTACCACGTCACATCAGGCAAGTCGTATCTCGATGACCATCTCGAGGCAGTCAACAGCTGGAGCAAGACCTGGGGCAAGGCGGGTCACTTCTTCTTCACGGTCCGCACGTGGTTCCAGCTGCTCAGCGAACAGGGCGACTTCACGGTGATCATGGGCTAATGCCCTCTGTTGGCCGCCCACGCTCGACGACAGGCATTGGCACTCGTGCTCCTACGAAGGAGCTCGGTGTTCCTGATATGGGCCTTGGAGGACTAGGTGTCCTCGGGGGTGCAAATCAGTCGCTGTTGGCCGCCAACGGCCCATGGCGGATGTACATCGACGAGTGGGAGTACGTTCCGGAGTTGCGCTGGCCATACAACGTACCGTTGTACAACCAGATGCGCACTGACTCGCAGCTGGCAGGTCTCGTCACAGCCGTCATGTGGGGGATCTGCCAGCTGAGGTTCGTACTTGATCCGAACGGCTGCGACGACAAGATGGTGCAGGAGATCAGTGAGGACCTCAATGTACCCATCTTGGGCAAGGACGATCAGCCTCGCGGTCGTATGAAGGGGAGATTCTCTCACAACAAGCACGTAGTCCAGGCGATGCTCTCTGCGATCTATGGTCACATGTACTTCAACATCGTGGGAGAGATCGTTGACGGCAAATGGAGGTTGAGGAAGCTTGCACCCCGCATGCCCCAAACCATCAGACAGATCAATGTTGCCGACGACGGTGGTCTGGTTTCCATCATTCAGTGGCAACCTGTTGGTCGCAACCTCACCAACCCCACAGACCTTCTGGGTCCCGAGATTCCTGTCGACAACCTGATCGGCTATGTCTTTGGTCAGGAAGGTCTCAGCTGGTCTGGTCGCAGCATGTTGCGCGACGTGTACAAGGACTGGCTGCTGAAGGATCGCGCTATGCGCATCGAGATCATCAATCACGAGCGCGCCGGAGGAGTTCCGTACGCGAATGCGCCTATGGGCGCGACGGTTGACGAGATCGAGTCTCTTGACCAGATGATGCGGGCATTCCGCATCGGCGACACAGCCGGTGGCGCTCTGCCGCATGGCGCTGAGCTGAACATCGCAAGAGGGACAGGGTCAGATATCGACGGCACAATCAAGCGTTACGACGAGAGCATGGCGCGACGCTTCCTGTTGCAGCTTGCGAACCTTGCCCAGAACGGGCAGCACGTTGGTTCGTTTGCTCTCAGCGAGACCTTCGAGGACTTCTTCCTCGTGGGGCAGCGTCACATCGCAGATTGGTACTGCGAGACGACGACAGAACATCTCATCGAGGATATCGTTGACTGGAACTACGGAGAGGACGAGAAGCTCACTCCACGTCTCACATGGGAGCGCAGCAGCGAGGACAGTCTGGGAATGGACCAGCTGGCTATGCTCGTTGATCGCGGGGTCATCACCATGGACCAGGAGACAGAGAACTGGGTCCGCTACCGGAATGTCATGCCGAAGAAGACGGAGCCGCGCCCCGAGGTCACACTGGGTGGTCCGCGTCAGCCCTTCGAACAGAAGGGCCAGGCCAACCCAGCAACAAGCGGTACACAGCCAGGGCAGCAAGTTCAGCCTGCGCCGACTGGCACTCCGACAAAAGCTGCGGGACCCGGCGAACCGGCGCTCCCTCCGTTGTCGGGTTCCGCAGACTCCTTGTGGCGTAGACTCTGGAGGCGCACATGAAACAGCCAGTCGTAGTCACAGTGCCGAATGTGCCCGTCATGCAGTGCGGGATCGAGTACATGCTCAGCACTGGGCCGACTACGTTCACGCCGGAGCATCTCCGGTCTGCCGTCATGGCCGCCAACGAAGACGAGAGCATTCCGCAGCCTCGTCTTGGGCTTGGTCATATCGATCCTCGTTACAACGACGAGAAGGTGTACGACGGAGGACCTGCCTTCGGCAAGGCAACCAATCTTCGCCTATCGGAGAACGGCATGACGATCTACGCTGACTATGTCGGTGTGCCGAAGTGGCTCGCTCCGATCCTTCCCTTCGCGTTCCCTAGCCGCAGCATTGAGGGCTACTGGGACGTTGAAAGCGCGCACGGTAAGACTTGGCCATTCGTGCTCACAGCTTGCAAGCTGCTGGGTGTGAACTGGCCCGGTATCACGGTGCTCGAAGACCTCCCTCAGTACTACGGGGAGGAAGTACCCGCAGACGTCGTCATTGCCCCAGAGCTCGCTCTGGCAGTCGCGGCCAGCAATCAACCTGGGGGTGATCCGATGAAGTTGTTCAAACGGGCCGCCGCTTCCGCGAGCGTCGACAAAGTTCGCAACACGTTCTACAAGAAGTATGTGCTTGCGAACTCTGCGGCTCAGAAGTGGTGGATCCAGGCGGTCCTCTCGGACCCAAACGAACTTGTCGTCCTCGACGACGAGACGGGGATGCTGCACAAGCTTCCCTTCAGCAGTGACGACAAGGGAGAGGTTGCGTTCGGAGACGCAGACCCTGTCGTGCTCGACTACGTTCCCGCTGATCGGGAATCGCAGCTGACCGCAGCGAGTCATGTTGCGGCAACCCTGGCGATCGGCCGTGAGGTCCTAGCCAGTTGGCCATCTCGGGCAGAAAGCAGCCCGGAAACAACAGGAGGCGCAATGGATCCCAAAGAGATCCGGAAGCACCTGAACCTGCCCGAGGACGCGTCCGACGAGCAGGTCCAGACGGCTCTGTTGCAGAGGGCGGGCATCACTGCCGCCGAGCCTGCAACACCCGCCGCCGAGCCGACACCCACAACGCCGGTAGCCCCGACGCTTGTGCTCGTGCCGCCTACGGCAGCTGAGCCAGCCGCGCCTGTCGCACCCGTCGCAGCACAGCCTGCGCCGGAGGCGATGCCGGTGGCGGCAACGGCCGGAGCCCAAGTGGTTCAGGTCGACAAGAACACGTGGGACGCAACGCTGGCCAGTCTCGGCAGCGTCAACTCCTTCATGGATGCGCAGCTCAAGCGGGACCGCGAAGGTCTCGTGGCGGCGGCCATCACTGATGGACGCATCCCGCCTGCCAGCAAGGACGGGTGGCTTCAGCTGCTCGAGTCCGATCCCAACGGGGAGAAGACGCTCGCGTCGCTCGCCAAGGGAATTGTGCCCGTCACGGAGCGTGGCCACGGTCATGCGCCTGACGAGCTCGGCACCCAGCAGGTCGAGGCAGAGATCGTCGCTGCCACTTCGGCCTCGTGGTTCCCGGAGGTTGCACGCCACCGTGCCGAAGAGGCTCAGGTCGCTGCTTCCGGCGGTGTCGCCCCTCGATCTCGCATCTCCACCGATGCGAACTATCGGAGGTAGGGCGAGATGACGAACGAGTGCATTCCGTTCTACGAAGGTCCGTACACGCAGACCATCACGGTCCATGCGGGGTACGCCATGACCGGCAAGACGTTCGCTGGTCCGCTCACTGCATACCAGTCGCAGGGTCCGTTGCTCGCAACTGACCCGCTGGCGGCTGGCGATGGCGGCAACCTCCTCTGCCCGGCTGCTCCGACTGCCAACGGTGAGACGAGTGGCGTCATCAACTGGGACGTCCCCTCTGCCGGTAAGGCAGTTCTGATTCGCGGCGGCGGCACCATGCTGCCCGTGACGTCAGGCGCTGCCGTCAACGCCGGTCAGGAGCTCATGGTGGACGGCTCAGGTCGTGTCATTCCGTACGTGTCAGCCGCCGGCAACCGCCGCGTCGGGAAAGCCCACAGCACCGTGGCAGGGGCAGCACTCGACGTCGTCGTCGAGCTCTACCCGCTCCAGGGTCCTGGCGTCTAGTAGCGGAGAGGAGGAAACATGGAATCAGTTCTTCAGCACGACCACGGCTCCAAGGTGATCTACGAGCCTGGGGTCATGGATGCACTTGTGGCTGCGGGTCGCATGGACCCGGAGCTCAGGCGCATGGGTCTCCGCTCCGCTCGGGGATTCGTTGCGGCTCGTTTCGAGCCTGTGACGGCTCCTCCGGTTCAGGCTGCTCCGTATCCTGCTGCCGTCACGAACCCGTTGGGTCCGCCGACGATCAGCACGACGCAGCTCACGCTGGACCTCGCACTTCAGAATCCGACGCGTGTGATCACGCCGATGGTTCTCGACCTGACGAGGCAGCGGTTCTTCGTCGACCGCGCGTTCACATCAGCAGGTGGTGTGACGGGCGGTGCAGTGATCTACGACGTCGTCGTGTATCCCGATCTGTACGCTGATCGCGATGTACAGCGTGTCGAGCCGGGTTCAGAGTTCCCGGAAGTCTCCTTCAGCCGCAGGGCACCGTTCGCGGCAACCGTCGAGAAGTGGGGCGCGAAGTTCCGCTTCACCGACGAGGCGAGGGACAGGAACAACGTCTCCGAGTTCGTCCGTGCGATGCGGCAGATGGCGAACACGATCGTTCGCAAGATCAACCAGCGTGGCGTTCAAACCCTCGAGGCATTCATCACGGCGAACTCTCGGTCCGTGGTCGGCGTCTCGTGGGGCTCCGTGAACACCACGTACGCAGCAGGGTCCAACTGGCCTCTCTTCCCGGCACGTGACTTCGCGAAAGCGGATCTCGTCGCCGAGCAGGAAGAGATGAACATGGACTACAACCTCTGGGTGCTCAACCCGGCGGAAATGTTCAACCTCGAGGGCATCTACGGCGACAAGCTCGGTGCTCTGCTGGACAGCTACGACATCGACATCTTCGTCACCAACCGCATCACTGCCGGCACGGCATACGCGCTGGCAGAGGGTCAGGTCGGGGAGATGCGTGTCGAGCAGCCGCTCAGCACCGAGACCTGGCGTGACCCAAGCGGCAAGCAGCAGACGTGGGTTCAGTCGTCTGTTCGGCCGCTGATGTACGCGAACAACTCGTTCGCGGTCCTCAAGTTCACCGGTCTGACCTAGGAAGGAGGCGAGTCACTTGGCTGAGAAGCTCATCAAGGTCCGCCTCTTCACGTGGTTCGAAGAGGTCGACTCTCCGGTGCACGGACAGGCTGTCCTGACGGAGCGCATCGCTCACCAGGGGCAGGTTGTCGACATCACCAACCCCGCGTACGTCAAGCGGGGTGAAGAGCTCGATGCGTTCTACACGGACGCCGAGCGCAAGCAGATCGACGCAGGCACGTATGCCGGTCCGGAAGCGGATACCATCTATCGCGTCATGGCTGGCGAGCGTCCTGCTCAGTTGGGCGAAGAGACCGTCGCGGGCGAAGGCAGCCTCGACGTCTCCTCTGCGTCTGACCAGGAGATCGCGGACTACATCGTCGAGAACAGACTCAGCATCGACAAGACGCTGTCTCTGATCCCGGAGGATGCGGACCTCGAGACGCTGGAGAAGTTCTACGACGCAGAGGCCATCGCCTCCGACAACCAGCCCCGCAAGGGTGTCGCCGATGCGATCGACAAGCGCATCGAAGACCTCAAGGGCAAGTAGGGGAACGGTAAGCGTGGAGGGGCCAGTCGTGTATGCAAGCGGCTGGCCCCTCCTCCTTCAAAAGGAGATGTGGAGTGTCTGAGAAAGATCTCAAGGCTCTCACCTACATCAACTTGCCGTTCATCGAAGATGGGCGTTTCGAGCCCGGTCAGATGATCCCTTACGGCAAGTTCGTAGAGAGTGAAGAGCTCGCAAGAAAGTTTCTAGGCGATCAGGCCATTTCGGCTGATGAGCAGATCGCCGAGATGATCAAGTGGGGCTCAATCAGCGAAGATGCTGATGCTCCGCTGCACCACGCTCATCGTCCTGTGGACATCGCCAAGCCCACGCTCTCAACGATCGTAGCCGAGGCAAGAGCTCTCATCGAAGAGCTCGAGGCTGATGGGGCAGATGTTCCCGCCAAGCTTCGTGCTCTGGCCGAGATCTCAGATCGTCAGATTGCCGACGCTGATGGCGTGATCGCATCGGAGGTCGCACAGTGAACGCTCAAGCGATCGAAGTCGGACCGAGGGGCACAACGCTCTGGGTCTGTGAGAAGTGGAGCGAAGAGGCTGTCGACTTCGGAAGACGGAAGCTCGATCGTCTCGGCATCACGCACATGCTTGGGGCGGTGGGTAGCTTCGTCCGCCCACAGCTGATCCCGATCAAGCATGGCCTCTCCTCCGCCGCGCTACGCGCGCTGGTAGGAGAGCCTGAGGAGTGCGCTGAGGTACAGGGCAACCTGCTCCTCAACGAGGGCATTGCTCAGCTGGAGGACCTCACCATGATCGCCACCGTTCTGACGAATCAGACGGCAGCGAACGCATGGGGCAACACCAACGCCTTCATCGGGGTCGGTGACTCCTCCACAGCAGAAGCGGCGACGCAGACGGATCTTCAGGCTGCGACCAACCACTTCTACAAGGTGATGAACGCCACCTTCCCGTCTCGCTCTTCGCAGACGGTTTCCTTCCAGTCGGACTTCACCTCAGCAGAGGCGAACTACGTCTGGGCGGAATGGAGCATCGCTGCCGGTGCTACCTCGGCATCAGGCTCGGGCTTCCTGCTCGGCACCAAGAACTTGAACCGCAAGGTCTCTGCCCTGGGCACCAAGGCAACGGGAACATGGACCCTCACGGCTCAGGTCACCTTCTCGTAAGAGAGCAGAATGGGGACGGTCCGCAGTCTATGGGCCGTCCCTTTCTTGCCTCATGATCACAGACGAGCAGACAGCGTTCTTCGAAGAGCTCTTGCCGAAGATTCGCTCTGTCGTTAAAAGAGCTGCATACGCATATCCAGAGAGGCATCGTGAAGATGTTGTGGCAGAAGCAATTCTGGCCGCCTGGATCGCAGCACAGAAGGTTGATCTGTCGCTTCCGAGGCACATGTGCAAGCAACTGCTGTTAGACAAGGCAGTGTACGCTGCCCGTGATGAGGGTCGCAATCTGAAGAGACAGGACGAGCTCAAGAGTCCTAGGCTCTATCCTAATTACAAGCCAATGGGCTGGATCACCAACGTCTTCTCGCTGGATGAACTGATCAGCGATAGCCCTGACTCAGACACGCTGGCTGATGAGATACCGGCGACAGGCACGAGACAAATCGATCCAGTTACCAGGCTGCTGTTCAAGGAGAAGTTGGAAACACTGACCAAGATGCCACAGCGGTGGATGATGGCTCTGGTCCTTGATCGGGAAGATGCCGAGGTAGTTCTCGGTGTGTCTCCCAGCCGTGTTAACTATCTACGCGTCAAAGCTCTCTTTGAGGCAGATAAGGCAGCGGCATGAAGAGGGTCGGGTTCAGCTACAGAGATGAGATGGATGCAGACTTTCACCCGATGCTCCGGAAGCGCGCAACTAGGCATGATCTGACGGACAGGGAAGCACAGGTCCTTCTTGCAGTAGGCGAGGGCAAGCAGAACGATGAGATCGGTAGAGAGTTGTTCATCACCGAAGAAACCGTGAAGTCGCACGTCAAACACATTTTGGCTATCCTCGGTGCACGCAACCGTGCTCATGCTGTCTACATCGGACTGTCTCGTGGCTTGATAGGTTCGGAGATTCGCTGATGCCTGCTCTTGGCTACCCATCCGTCGCTTCCCATGTCGACAACAATCTGCCCGACAGGATCCTCGTCACTGGCTGGTTCCAGACGGACGCAGCCGGAGGGATCGTCCGCAACAGCCGTGCCTGGTTCGACTCCTTGTCTAGCACGGGCGCAAGAAGCAATGCTGTCCGCATGGTCATCTTCGCCGACGGAGGAGCCGGGACGACACCAGCGACGACGGTTGTCGGAACCTCCGATCAGGTCGTAGTAGACAACACCACAGCAGCAGCGCAGTGGATCCTGTTCCCCTGGTCTGTCCCGCCGACGCTAGCTCCGAACACGAAGTACTGGGTTGGCCTGTGGTGGGGCACCCAGACCGGCGGCGATGCCCGTTTCCAAGTTGTCTGGGACTTCTCGATTGATCCTGCCGATGGCTGGATCGCGTCCGGCGTCACATACGCGTCGACGGGGAATCCCGGGACGCCGACCTGGTCGGATATCGGGGGCACCCAGGGCTACTCCTGGCTTGTCAACTATGGTCTCGCGGTTGCACACGATGGCTACGACGCAGGCAACAACCCCCAGACGCTCACCAAGTTGGTGACGGCCGGAGATCTGCTCGTGATAGGGCAGCGTCTTGCGGGTACGCACGCCGGAGCCACACCACCGAGTGATGGCATCAACACCTGGTCCAAGGCGATCGGCGTCAACCAGACGACGGATGGTCATTGCGGAATCCTCTGGTACTGCTTCGCCGCGACGACAGCCACATTGTCTATCGTTTGCGTGCAGAACGCCGGAGCCGGATCTAACCGTGGCGTGTTCCTTGATGTCTCCGCCGGTACTGCGTTTGCAGCTGCGCTTGATCAGACCGTCGGAGTGCAGGGTAACAACCCGACAGTTGCCGACTCCGGCGCGACAGGCTCTCTAGGCCAGGTAGACGAGGTTGCTGTTGGCTTCACCACAGGTGACTCAGGCTACACATGGGGAGCAGCGTCGCCGTGGGAGAAACTGGAGGAAGCGAACACGACAGGTCGCTCGGCGCTGTTTTACCAGGAGACGGACGCGACGACCGCGCTTGACCTCGCTGACACGATCTCTCCGCTCAACTGGACCTCGATGATCGCAACATTCAAAGTCCCGACGAGGGTCGGAGCAGCAGCACCACTTCTTACGCCACGCAATGAAATTCCTGCACGTCACTTCGGACCTTTCTAGGAGGGCAGATGAGAATCGATCCACTACGCAAGCACTGGGATGCACTGGTCTCTCGCATCCCTGATCGCGGAGAGCGTCATGTCCTCTGCAATTGGGTCATGGAAGAGGATCTACCCGGCCCGGTGATCGAGATGGAGAGATACGGAACTTTGTTGTCTCTTCTGCCGGACAAGATCGTAGAGAATCTCGAGAAGTCACGTCTCGCTGCAGACGGCAGGATCGCCATGCTGAAGGCAGGACTGGGCTACGAGGAGCTCTTGTCGTCAGTGATTGTTGACGGCACAGCGATCGCGTCGAGCTCGACGGAGGCGTTCCTGTTCCCAGCGCTGAAGATCCCTGCGAACTATCTCATGCCTGGTGGTCTTCCTGGTCGCACACTTCACTGGAAGGCACGCGGTCGTCAGACGACGTTGACCACAGCAGCTACGCTGACGTTCAAGGTCGGCTCGGCGCTCACGAATGTGATCCCGACAACGACGTGGTGCGTATCGGGTGCGATCACGATGGACACAACGATCCAGACCGCGACGCAGTGGTTCTGTGAGGGCTCGGCTGTAGTACGTTCAGTCAGCTCAACAGGAACTGTGTTCGCTCAAGGCGACGCTACCTCTGCGGCGCAGGCGTTGACCATTGCCAACCAGACCGCTGGCTACTTGGGCTCTGCTGGCTCTGCCACTCCAGCAGCAGTCACGGTCGACATGACGGTAGATCAGTTCTGGTCTCTCACGGGTAAGTGGTCGCTGGCGACTGCCTACTCGATCCAGGGCCACATCTTCCTGGTTGAAGCTCTGAACTAATGCCTCGCGGTCTATCAGGAGAGCAGGTCCGCGACATTGCAGTTGGTCGTGGGCTCTCTCAGGAGCAGGTTCGCCGTCGGTTCATCCGTCGTCGTGACATCCAGGAGGTTGCCTGGTTCAGTATCTCCAGTGCCGCCCCTAGTGGTACGCCTGTCTCTGATACAGATGCAAACAGCACGACGACAGAAGCTCCCAGCCTCGTCGCAGCGCTGCCTGTTACGGATGCGAACAGCACAACGACGGAAACGCCTGCTCTCGTCTATCAGGCTGCCGGAACAGACGCCAACGGGGCAACAACTGAAACACCGTCCGAGCATGCTGCATACACGGATACGGATGCGAACAGCACAACAACTGAATCTGTGGCTGTCACCTTCGCGATCCCCTCTACTGATTCAGGGACAGATTCTGAGACAACATCCCTAGTCGCGGCAGAAAGTATCGCCGAGGCTGGTACATCAGCTGAGACCCCTGTAGAGAAAGCTGTCTACACAGCCACAGACGCCAATGGGACAACGACGGAAACACCTGCTGTCACCGTTCCTATCTCCGGGTCTGACTCAGGATCTGATTCTGAAGCGCAGAGTCTTGTTGCTGTTGAGAGCATCACGGATGCCGGCACTGTGGCTGAGACTCCGAATCCCGTCGTCACGATCCCTGGCTCTGATCTAGGATCCGGCGTTGATACTCCGTCTCTGGTCAACAAGACAACAGTCACCGATGCCGGTTCTGATTCAGAAGTTGGTGCGATCTCACAGATCGTCACCGAAGCAGGCAGTGACAGTGAAACCCCATCTCTGCATGCAGCACTGAGCGGCACTGACATCAACGGAACAACCACTGAGATTGCAGCCATTGGTCAGCTTGTCACTGATGCTGGGTCAGATGTTGAGTCGATCTCTTTGGTCGCTAAGATCGGAGACGCCGACGTCGGTGCGGGTGCAGACTCGGGCAATGCCTCTGCTCCGGGTAGCCCTGCTGGTTCTGACTCAGGAACAGACACAGAGTCGGCAACTGAGACGGCACTCATTCCTGCTTCAGACTCTGAGTCAGATGTTGAGACAGCAACGGTTCATGCTGTGTTCTCCTCCTCTGATGCGAACGGCACGACCACAGAGACACCGACAGTCAAGGCTTCTGTCAGCTCTGCTGATCTCGGAACAATCACCGAAGTAGGACTGGTCATCGCCAGAGCAACTGTGACCGAGAACGGCTCTGATTCAGAGTTCGCAGACCCCAAGGTTGTGTATGTCCTTGCTGACTCAGGGCAGGGTACAGATGCCCTTGGCCGTCTGATCCTCTCGGTGGCTGATCTCGGCCTCACAGCTGATCAGCGCATCCTGGCTGCTGTGCTATCGGACCAGGAAGCCGCTACGGGACTGGACGTCGCTGCGAGAACTCTCGATACGCTAACATTACTGCCGGTGATCAGGACAGGACAAGTTGACAAGATGGGCTCTGGTTTCGTCAAGCGACAGAACACGGGGAGGGTACTGTGACGGTTGTTACGTTTGAGAACTACAGGCCGTCTGCTCGCTTCGACGGAGTCAAGTGGACCAATGCCATGATCGAGGAGGCACCGGCCAGCGCTGGTCCTTGGACGCTGATCGACACGCAGCCCCTCTCACCGCTTGACACAGACGCTACTGATCCGCAGGCGCGCAACTTCACTACGGACAATGCGACGCTTGCCTATGGTTGGTACAGAATCACCTTCACAGACT